TAAATGCCTAAATCTAGTGTTTTATTCACAAGTTCATGCACGCTCTCTGGAAATGACTTAAAGCCTGTAGCTTTTGAAAGTTGTGTAAACATCTCATTTGAGATTCTTTTCACATTTTCATTTGGCGACCATAAGCTATAGAACTCAACATGATCACGATTACTACCGTCATTCATTTCGAAGACTACTCTTACAGTCCAGTTACCAGCAGCTGATTTATACTTCTCTGCTGTAATTACTCTTGCTGAGTTAACACCTACTGGTGAAATCTCTTTGCTCTCAACGACAGGTGGTTTAGTAATATTTTCTAACCACTCTACTCCATCAAAATCACTCATCATTACCTCCTAAGTTTTGTGAGTTAAATCCTAGCTTATCTATGACGTCAACTAGGTTAGGTTGTTCAAAGCCATCAAGCTTGCCCGACCTATCTTTTGCAGTATAGCCTTGACCAACGTCAGTCTGTAGCCATCTGTTTTTTACAATCGCCCCATCATCATCTTGCTCTTCTATAACTCTAAGTGCTAACACTTCGTCAAAGAAGTAAGTAATGGATTGACCTAATTTAGTACCAACCATCTTTGGTTCGTACTGCATGACATTATCGACATTTTGTTTTTCCATTTTGGATACAAAAACGACATGCATGTGTAAGTCCCTATATGCTCTCATAACATTTGTGCATGTTTCTTGCACATTACCATAAGCCATTCTAGGATCTTTATGTCTTGCTTTTTCAAAATTTAAAAGTATTTCTGACATCTCTGATATAGAGTCTAAGCATACAGTATCGTAAACTAATTCCCCATTTTTCAGAGCTTCACATATCTCTATAATTTCTTTTGCTTCTTTTACCTGTATAACATCAATGTCCTGGCTATCTCTAACAGATAGTAAACCAGACTCCATATCAATCATCAGTTTCTTTCCTGGAGCAGTCCCGCAAAGTGTCGTTTTACCTGACCCTGCAGCTCCATATACGAGTATCTTTACGCCCTGTTTATTCACACATGAATCAGGGGTAACGATTCTATCTTTAAATGACATAATAAATCTCCACGATTAATTTAAGTTGACATTATACTACAACATGTCCTACAATTTGTAAAACATACAGTTTCAATTTGTAAATATGGAGAAGAAATATAATTGGTT